AACAACTGTTAAGGCAGAAGAAACCGAGACAAAGGAGACTACTGCCAAGGCAGAAGATAAGAAAGAAGATGTTGTTGAAGAAACAAAAGAAAAATTTATTTCTGAAAAGACATTCGATTCTTTCAAAAGTATGGTTAGTGCTGGTATATCTTCACTTACAAGTTTAATAGAAAAGATGTCAAAGACAGAATCAAAAGAAGATACAAAGGTTGAGGAAAAATCAATTTCTACAGAAAAAGCTGAAGATAAAAAGGAAACAGTAGTCGAAGCTGAAAAAGCAGAAACTAAAGAAACTGAAATCAAAGAAAAAGCTGACGGTAAAGTTACATCTGAAACAGATGATGCTGATACATACGCTATAAAGTCTGCAATTGAAAAAATGCAGTCAATTTCAAAAGCAATGGATAGTGACACAAAAGAAACTGCTGAAAAAGCAGAAGATACAAAAGAGACAGAAACAACTACCAAATCTCAAAAAGATTGTGGATTGGATAAGTTAGTATTTGCAATGGCAGATGCCATCAATTCTATGAATGATAAACTTTCAAAATCAGGTAGTACAGTTTTGGGTTTTGAAAAACATATAGTTGACGGAATTAAAAAAGATCCAGAAATACAGACAGCCCTTAAAGATTTATTGAAAGAACCAGGGTTTAAAAAGTCAGTTTCCTTGGGTGGTGTCTATATGACAACCAAAGAAGGTCGCAGATATTCTTTGATAGCGAAAGAAGATGGAGAAAAGGAAGTACAGAAAACAGAAAAACCAAAGAAGTTCAGCGATGTCTATAAAAAAGAATATTCCTCTGTTTCAGAAGATGGAGCAGAATAGAATACATCCCGTAAGCATGTAGGTCGCATGCTTCCTCGCTTCTAGTTATTAGATAAATTTAGAAATAAATGCTTTTAGTTAGGAGATAAGTTGAGGGAATTTATTAGTTTTATTAGTAATTATTTATGGATTATAAAAGTTCATTAGATAAAGCACTAGAGAAGTTCAATAAGTCTGTTGACATAAATTTTGCGGGTCCTACTCCTAATTCTTTGCTCGCCAGACAAGATTTGGAATCTGTTATAGTTGTTTTATCAGATCGTCTTACTCCATTCAGAGACAGAGTTTCTAGAATGAAAGGCGAAGGTCTTGCTCACCTTTGGAATCAAAGGACAAGATTGGATACAGTAGCAGATGGACCATTGGGTCTAGTAAGTTTGTTCTATGCAGATGGTCAGTTACCAAATGCAACAGATCCTACTTATGTTCAGAAAACTGCAGCTTATAAATATCTTGGAACTACGGCTGTCATCACAGGTCCAATGATTGCTTCAGGTAGATCTTATGTTGATATTGAAGCAGAAATCGCTGAAGCTTCTCTTAGGAGAATTATTCAGGCAGAAGAATGGGCAGATTTTAAGTGTGATTCAAGTGTCCTTACACTTGGTTACGATGGTTTTGATGTTCAAATCACAACCAATGTGGTAAATAACCTCAACGCTGCTTTGACAGCCACTGGAGTTACAATTCCACAACTTGATAAAGTTATTAAACTCATCAGATTGCAAGGTGGAAGTCACCTCGATGCAATTTATTGTTCATTCGGTATTCAGAATGTTATCAATCAGATAGTAGGAGCAGCAGCCAGGTATTTTATCCAGTTAGATTCAAAGGAGAATATTCTAGCAGCAGGTGATCATGTTACGACATACACTTCTGCGATTGGTGCGGTTCCAGTTATAGGAGATTTCTTCTGTAACCCAGCATTGCCATATCCAGTAACTTCTTCTGGTTCGTCAGGTTCACAGGGTGGATCGGTTTCAACCATTTACCTTTTGAGACACGATGAACAAGGAATACAGATGGTAGATCTTGTTCCATTAGGAAGAACAGAATTGGCTAAAATGGCAGATACAGTAAGATTCTATATTAATGAATACACTGTCTTGGCTTTGAAAGCAGAACCATGGGTTGGTATGTTGACAAATGTTGCAGATCCGATTGTGTAAGTTAATTGACAATATTTATAAATAAATGTTGGCAGTGGGTGGATTGTGTAGTTCTCTTCGAGCTTACAGAATCCATCGCTGAAGAGCCTGTCAACGAAAATATGAAAGTATGGAAAGCACATCAAAAAATACAATAAAATGCAAAATACTCAATACTCGTGATTCTGCTATATTCTTAGATAATAAATTTTATGATTGTAATGTAGATCTAGAATTAGATTTTTCAGAGGCAATAAGAATAAGCAAAAGATGTCCAATTGATTTGCGAATTGGAAGTGTTCCTAAATATAATGAAAATCATTGGAAAGAAGATAAGTATTTCGGGTTCACTTCCCATCTTGATTCAACTTCTGGTTGGGGAAAAGTTACATATTATCTTTTGAAGAATAGCATAGACAAAAAACCAGCATTAGTTGGTATGGTATCTGGAATTATAGACAGAGATATTTCAAGAATGTCAAAAGAGAAAATACGACAAGATGGAATAATGATTTGGCACGAACAACCAAATGAAAAGTGGGTATGCTCACCTTTTTCAAAGAATATTGGATTGGTTCCATTTGAAACATCTCTTATTCCTGCTAGATGGGTTGGAATAATGAATAGATTAGATGCTGTGATTACTTATAGTAATCATTGTAAAAAAGCATTCTTAGATTCTGGAATTAGAGTTCCAATTGAAGTTTTTCATTTAGGAATTGATTTTAAGAAGTTTTATCCTTTGAAAAGAGATAATAAAGTTTTTACATTCGGACATATGGGAGCTTTAAGTTTGAGAAAGGGAACGGACTTATTGGTCAAAGCATTCTCAGAAGCATTTCCAAATGGAGAAAAGGTAAAACTCATATGTAAAACCTCAAACACTTTTTATCACTTTATGACTAAGGATAAAAGAATAGAAGTTCATCTTTCTCCTTGGACACACGAAGAATTAATAGATAATTTTTGGAAAAAGATAGATTGTTTCGTTTTTCCAACAAGAGGAGAGGGTGCAGGGTTGCCACCAGTAGAAGCTTGTGCAACAGGCATTCCTTGCATTGTTACCAATGGCACAGGACAGTCAGACTATTTTAATGAGAAAATGGGGTGGGGTTTAGATTTTAAATGGGTACCAGCAGAAGATTTTAGTAAGAATGTTTATAAAGAAGATGGAGACTGTGGAAATTGGATGGAACCAGATTATAAACAGTTGGTAAAGTATTTAAGATATTGCTACGAAAATCAAGAAGAGGTAAAAAAGAAAGGAATAAGTGCTCAGAAGTATGTCCAAGAGAACTACACATGGGAAAAGGGGATAAAAGAATTTTGGAAAAATTTGAATAAACATTTAATAAAATGAGTAATACAATACAATCAGGAACGGTGGAAACAGGACTTATTACCCCAACAGGGACAAAGAAAATGTTGGCGGTAGATTCAAGCTATGTTACAAAAGATGAATTTGTAAATTATTCATATGCCACAGGATTGGGTATTACATCTTCCAGCACTATTTATTCTAGTGGAGAGCTTGATAGAATTTTGCTTAGAGCTTCTGGAGAAGTAAATAGAATTTGCAGGAGATTCTTTGACACACAAACCATTGATGAGACCAAAACAGGATTCCGTGCTCAACCATTTAATCCTCAATTAACTACTGTAGTCCTAAAAAATAGACCTTATAGAAAAGTAAACTCTATATATATTCAGGTTCTAAAATGGTTTATACAAGTTGATACAACTAGTGCAAATAGTTACCTACAAGAATTTCCTGATTTGGGATATTATAAAATAGTTCCATTGCTTTCTAGTTCTGGTGGTGGAGTTGGTTCTCCAATCCCTGCTGCTATTCTAGACAAGGTAGCATTGGGAGTTTTGTGGACTAACTACACATTTGGGTATGGAACAACGATTACATCAGAAACTCTTACTCAACCCACAGGAACAACAGATTTAAAGACTTACCAAGCTCCTATTGGGCTTAGATTGTGGGCGAAAAGCCAAACTATCACAGTTTACAAGAATTCTGTGTTGGTATCTTCATCTGCGTATACAGTTACTGATTATGCTAATGGTATTATAAAGTTCAATAATGTAGTTCTTATTACAGATGTGATTACTGCAAGTTATATATCTAATGAGAGTGTTCCCTTTGACATAAAAGAAGCAACCATGCTTCTAGCGTGTCATCAGATCGGACAGGGAGGAAGTAATCCTCTTGGTATGGATAGCTTTTCTATACAAACATATTCAGCTAATTTTGGTAAGGGTAAATTATATGAGAAAGCTGTAGAAATGTTAAAACCTTATGTAAATAGGTTACCCAAAATAATATAATGATTAACTTTTTATTAAACGAGAATGTACTGGTTAAAAGGAGAAAGGATATTTCGGTAGCAAGCCGAGACGATTTCAATAACCCCATTTATGGAGCACCTACATCAAGTTGGACTACCGTTTATGCATCAATGCCTTGTCGTCTTGCATTTAGTGGTACTCCGATTGAGTTCGCCATGACAGGTGAAAGAATTAAACCTCAAGGAGTTATGTATGCACCGGTTGAATTTGTTTGTCAGCAAGAAGATCGTGTATTGACTGGTGGAGGAATAGAATATGTCATAACTAGTGTCCAAAAAGCTTATATGACATCTAATGTCCTTTCACACTACGAATATACTTTAGAACTTCCATAATAAAATGATTGAACGAAATAAACAAAAGAATACAGCTGGTAAACCAAAAGGATATAGAGCCTGGAATAAAGGTATGACTCTTGACTCTTCATATAGAAAAAGAATATCAGAAGGAACAAAGATTGGAATGGCAAAGCCAGAAACAAAAGAAAAAATGAAATTGTATTATAAGAGATTTAAAGATTCTGGGATGTTTAAAGGAGATAACAATCCTTGTTGGAGGGGTGGAACTGTTGGATACTACAAACAGCAAGCTTTGATTAGAGACCACTTTACTTGTAAAATTTGTTCTTTATATGACCCAGAAATTGAGAAGTTATGAATAATATGAGATATATGGAAATAAATTTATTTAAAAAGTATTGGAAACTGAATAACAAATTACAGAATGATTATTTTATAAAATCAAGTAATAAAGCATTGACTGAAAAGGAACTCAAAGAAATACAACAATTTATTTTTGAACTACAACAGAAAGGTTTGCCATCAAGTAAAATAATTGCAAAGTTACAAGAATACAATACCAAACTAACAGAGAAATATCGGGCAGAGCGTGTCTTCTGGACGGAGGTGAAAAGAAGAGAATCAAACCAAGTTGTAGAAGCGGGAGAGAATTTAGAGTTAGATGAATATAGATGGATACTTTCTCCTCATGCTTGCAAGATATGTAGAAAAGTTAGCAATAATGGAAAGAGGATATTTACTGCCAAGGAAGTGGCTGATGGACAAGTTCCACCAGCAATCACACATCCAAATTGTTATTGCATTTTGGTTCCAAAATAAATTTATGTCAAAAACATTTACAATTAAATCAACCGAAATAGACAAACTTGTTAATAGTTGGAAGAAAAAACAAGGACAAATAAATTCAAAGTTAGAAAAGATGATGAATAGTGTTGTTCAAACAGTTTACAGTACAGCCCATTCCAAAAGACCTAAGATTGATATTACAAAAGAGAATAGAGGTAAATACAGAGTTTCTGATCCATATGCTTCTGCTGGAGTTCCAGTTGATACAGGAGAATTACAAGAAAGTATACAAAAAGATGTTAAATGGCAAGGATTAAAAATAATAGGCAGAGTTTTTACAAGTAATCCGTATGCAAAATTTGTTGAATTTGGAACTTCAAGAATGTTACCAAGAAGTTTCTTAAGGTCGGCAATACACGAAAACAAGGAGTGGATAAAAGAAAGATTTAGAAAAGGATAAATATGCAAGAAATAATAATTCAAATAATTAATACTCTGAAAAATGATGCGACCTTAACTGCAATAATTCCTGCAACACAAATTTTTGTAGGACCCGTTGATATAGTCACACAAACACAATCAGGATTACAGTTACCACAGATAAATTTGCATGTTATTAGTGAAGTATCAAGAACAGTCCCATCAAATGTCAGAGATACAATGATACAGATTGATATATGGTCAAGAAACAGTCATCTTGAGGTTGTAAATGTATATGAAAGGATACTTACATTATTGAATTATTTATCTGGCAATCAAAGCACGGCACATACTTTTTGGATGAGATTGGCTGGTTCTGTAGATGATTATGAATCGGATAGAAGAATTTTCCATAGAAGTTTGACAATGATAGTTTGGAGTTCAAAATAGTTTATAGATTCTAGGAGATAATAATCTTAGAATGTGTAAGTTATTTACACGAAGGTCGTTTATAAATTTAATAATTTAATTTAATCATGCCGACATCGTTTACATCAGCAGGTTCAAATATTACTTCTAGAATTGCATTCAATTCTGGAACTTTGGACTTTGGCTCAAATAGATTAGTGATGGTAGACAATCTTAGTCTTTCAGTAGAATGGAGTATAGCAGATATATTTGTTTTGAGTTCTATAAAACCACAAGATAAAGCAAGACATTCACAGAAGACAACATTGAGTGGAAAAATAAAGTCATTTGCTCCAGAAATGGAAAATATGGCAATGGGTTCTTCAACATCAGGAACTCCAAATAATATTTCAACACTTGATGGACAACCAACTTTACAGAATCCTGTTCTTACAGTATATGATAAAAGTGGTAAAGAAATTCAGTATCAGTTTAGTAGTGCTCTTTTCAAGAGTTCAAAATTATCTACAAAGAATGAAGCTTATGCAGAATGGGATTTTGATTTAGAAGCATTGGATATAGTAATTGTATATACTGCATAATATGGACACCGAAAAAACATTATATAAATTAATCAACCCAGAATTCTCATTTGAATTCGGGGGAAGAGTGTTTGAAGTTAGAAAAGCCAATCTTGATAAAGCAATAAAGTATCAGAAAAAGCACAAAGAGGTATTAGATAAAACTGGTTCTATTTTGGAATTAATTCCTTATTGTATTTATTTAATTTTGGTAGATAAGGATCCAACAATAACAGAAGAATGGGTTAGAGAAAATACTCCAGCAGATATTGATGCGATAGAATGTCTTATTACGCTGGGTTTTCTCAGCCAGAAGAAAAGGGAGGCAGTCAAAAAGATGGAAGAAATAGTGGAGAAAAAGTTGACTACCGAAAGCTCTTTGCACTGATAACAGAAAAGACAGGATGGACACCACAGCAAATAAGAGAATTGACAATTGACCAAATTAACGAATATATACTGGCTTGGTCGGGAGGAGAAAAAGCTAGTACTGAAGAAGAATATGATACAGATAATTGGCAATTGTTTAACTTGACTTCTGGGTTAGAGACAGTAATTAAGAAGAAATAATTATGGAAGCATTAGAAACACTACAAGTTGTAATTGAGGCGGATACTCATGCTCTGGAGGGGACTATAAAGACATCCTTCAATAAAATCCAAGGTCTTGTTGATGTTTTAAATAGCAATGAGATAAATTGGAAAAAGATAATGACACAGAGCATTTCACCTGCTATGATTTCAGGAATAGCAGCGGTTTTTGCTTTGGCATTGACATCTGCCTTATCTTTCCAAGATAGTGTATCACAAGTCGGACAAGATTTGGGGTTAACAGGAGATTCTCTAGCAGTGTTTAATGATGATGTTATAAAAATTGCAGAAACAACTGGAATTAGCTCTGGTGAAATTGCTAAAGCAATGGGCAAGTCAATACCTATCTTTGAAAATCAAGCAGATGCTATGGCGTATGTTATGGAAGTAGCCAAGTTATCTGCAATAGGATATGGAAATATGGCAGATATCATTGATAGTACCATTCCAATTATTCAGGATTGGGGGGCTACATCACAAGAAGCTTCTGATTCTGTTATGAAATCACTGTTATCAGCAGCTCAAGTCAGTGGAAAAACAATTGATACTATCGCAAATAATTTTGGGACATTCTCTGATAAACTAATTTTTGCAGGAATGAAGGTTGGAGATTTATCTGGATTATTGATAAATTTCGGAGCTCAAATAAAAAATGTAGGGTTAGATAATGCCACTCAAGAGTTTGATAGGGTTGCAAAAGCAATGGGTAGTGCGGGAGACCCTCTTAATAGTTTGGTTGGAGGAATGGATAGATTAAGAGACATAGTAAAAAATCAGGGAATAGATAGAGCTATTGCAGATATAGGTAATGCTATATCAAAAAAACAATTAAATGGAGAAAACATAACGGAAATTGCAGATGCTTTCGGAATGTCAGTCAGAAATGTTAATGGATTTACTAAAGCAGCACAGAATTTTTCATCCATTAATTCTGATCTGAAAACTATGTTAGCTAACATCAGAGAAGTTAATGATGCTTTCAGAACACAAGAAACTGTTACTCAAAAATTGAAAGGGGTCTTTATAACTATAAGGGAAACTGTTGGTCAAGTGATGAGAGGGGCTGGGGAATATTTAAAAAATCTGGTAATGGATCCTGCACAAACAGTTTCTGATACTGTGGCAGGTTTAAAAG